AATGAGTTGTGATTTCTGTGCATTGAAATTGCCTTGATCAATGGCTTCATTGGCATTTTGGCCAGCCACAGTGGCCTGAAAATCAAGAGCATTGCCTTGTGCCATGCCTTGAATGAGCGCACCGATACCTTGAGTTGCGCCACCAAAGGCTTTCAGTGCGGCGCCGGAATTGCCCGAGCCTGAATCTGCCCCATCTGATTCTGAATCATAATCTGCTGACTCGTCAGCCATCTAAATTCCCTCTCAAATGTCTGTCTCATCCATAAAGAGATCCACTGCCTGAATCATCCCTGGCAATCCAGATCCTTGCCTGAAACAGAATTGCCCCTCAAAATCATAATCAGATTCAACCCCATCCCTGTGAATGCCAGAGAACAGTGGTGTGGCCTGATCAGCCAATTGCGCGTCAGCTCTTTGAAAGCTAACTGGCAATAATTTGCTAAAATTCATGCCCATGAGAAAGTCACCCACACGGTGAAGCATGACTGCCACTTTGAATACGCGTCTGGTTTGGCCAATTGAAGAGCCATCGGCAGAGCCTGCATCGGGCCTGAGTAATTGCCCATCGCTGTTATAGCCATAACCAATTTGCACTTTGGCCGCTGGGTAGCTGAGTGTGAGTACGCCTGCATTTGAAACCACAGCACTTGGATGAATTGCGCCGTCAGCCAAAATATTGACTGTTTCATTCTCAAGCCAAGTGAGCCCTGAAATGGTGGTGATCAACTTTCGCGCCTGACCACCAGACACGTAAGCCGAATAACCAGTTGAATCGATCGTATTGCTATTGAAATCATTTAACTGGAAGGTGTTGGTCGTAACCCCTGCCACCACAAATGTTTGCTCATTGACGAGATTTGTTATGGTGACATTGCCGTCAGCATCCGTGATGGATTTATTGAGGCCCAGAACACTGACAATCTTAACGCTCTGGCCATTTGATAATCCATGCGCCGCAGAGGTGACAACTGCAGGATTGGCTGAAGTGATAGCCGTGATTGCCAGGGGTGTATCGTAGGTAGCGCCACAATCAAAATGATAGGCGTCTTCTTGCAACATCGAATCGTCAAAAATCTTAGTGAGATACTCGACCGCGATAATGGTCGAGCCATTGATGTAACGCTTCACCGTCATCCACAACTGATCAAAACTCAGATCAGTTGATGGAATAACCGCCATGCTTTGGACTATGGGGTTTGTGCCGCCAGCATCGGATTGTCCACCCAATTGATACCTAGCCCAGCCGGATTTGAGTGTCACATCGTCTCGGTCGTAAGTGAGTGAAACTAGATTGCCGTCAGATCTGATGCCCCATGTGAGTGGCTGTGGTTGTTTCTGTGTGACCAATTTTGTGATTGTTGGAAGCGTGATGTGCTCAGATATTTCTGACAAATCAGTCGATCTGAAGGTTCCGACCTGAAAGAAGAAATTCATCTCTCTGACTTTTCGAAGCGCTCGCTGAATGCTAATGACTGCATTTCCCTGCTGAACCGCTTCGGCCTGAGCGCTCCCATAAGAGCTCGTCTGAATCGCATTGAAATTTGTTGGGGTGAGCGCGTCTCCCTGAGAAGAAGGAGCCATGGCCCATTCGGCCGTATAGGTGCCAGCACATAGGCCCTGCGCCGTGGATTTCATCCAATGAATGACGTTGACGTCAGACGACACGAGATTTTCTTGAAGCGCATTGGCTGCTGTTACCGCAAGTGTTGCAGCAGCTGAGATTGCGAAGTTTTCAAAGTTTCCTGTGGCGCTGCCCTCAACTTCCTGTGGATAACCGGGAGCGCCGGCCAGCATGAGCCTATTTTGGTGAAAACAACCACAAGCTGGGTATCCGTTTTTAATGCTCCAAACGCCGATCGCCCATGCGGTCGCTGCCGTAGTTCCTGGGAGTACGTTTGATGGGTCCACAAAGAAAGATAAACTTGACGTGTCTAAAGAGGTAAAGACAGTTCCCCAAAACCTTGATCCACCCATAATCAGCGCCACACTTCGGGCGACCTCCGGGTCATTCGAACCGGTGGGGCCAATATCAGTAAATAGAGCGGGCGCTACAGTGCCGCCCGAAACATATGCTCCCGCAAAGGTCGATCCCGCTAGCGTCATCGTTGTGGCTGAATTGACCTTTGCAATGGTCCAGTAGTTGGGAGTGGCCCCGCTGTTAAACCTGCTGTTGTTAGTGTTGGCTCCAACTGTTCCGGTGACGCCCTTGATATATACATTGTCCCCAACCGCGTGGCCGTGCGATGCCGATGTCGTGACCTCAATTAGGCCACCATCACTGGCTACGCCCGATACATTGAAAATGGGTCCGGCGCTTAGGGTGATCTGCCCCGTGGTGCCCGAAGGGGTGAGCGTAACCAGTGTGCTATCACCAAGAGTGCTGTAACTATTGAGCGGCAAATAGGGGCCGTCTTGAAAGTAAATTTGCTTGAGAGACCAGTACGTCTGGGCATGCCTTTGCAGCTTCATTGTCTGGTATGCTGGATGAAAGAGATAAAGCGTGTCAGCACTCTGACACCATCTGAGAAGTGGCAAATCAGTATACGCGTAAGGTGTTACAACCTCTAAAATGGCACCTGGCGAGACTGACGTTTGTGAGTTGATCGCATATCCGGAGGGTGGGCTCAGATCTCCTTGCGTGCCCGTAAATGTAAAACCAATGTTGGCAATCAGTTCGCCCACAACTTTCCATGTGGTGCCTGTCGCTAGAATCTGACCGCCATTGGCGTAAAACCTGATGTACTTGTCACCGAACTCTAAAATGTAGGCTTGGGTCTCTGAGAATTGAAACGGCACCAAGATGGGGGGCTTAGTCGAGTCCTTCACATTGTTGACGTACTTCGTGCCGGGGCGTCTGACGATTGGCCCCTGCAGTGTTGGGATGTAGTTTAGGCAAGTCGCAAGCCCTTGCTTGTACCGTGGCGAATCAAGCCTGCCGTACACCAAAGGCGAGAGTTCACCAGCGTTGAAATTTGGTTGAAGGACTGAGGCTTTTGGCATTAAAACCTCTTAGTTACCCATGTGTCTTCGGCCGGCTTAGTCGGCCTTTTCTCGAAAGCGTTTCGCTTTTTCGCATCCTCAATGGCTGTGTCATAGGCCTTTGCGGCTGTGGCCATTTTGGTATTGCTTTGCGTGAGTTCTTCACAAGTGTTCACGGCCAAATCCGCAGCAAAAGCCTCAGCAAAACACACATCAAACATCGATTCTGTAACACTTGAAGTGATGTACTTGATCTTGATCGGTGACTGATCATCACTTGCGATCTGCTGGCCTTCGATCTGCCAATCAGTGAAATTGAAATTCCATGTTTCATCTGGAGGCGCCAGGTCTAAAAAATCACCAGGCAGGGGAAAGTAATTGGCTTTGCCAAACGATGGCGGTGTGGCGCTTGCGGCCAAGATTGCTCGGGCTAGTGCGAAGTTCCAAATGCCCAAACGCAATAAGTTATGAAGCCTTGGCAAATAGGCCCTATTCATGGCGCGAGCGCCTCGGCTATTCTCTTGAAGGCTACTAATTGATTGAGAGCCAAGGAGCTGGAGCGCTCTATTTACGATTGTAAGTTGAGTTGTGGTTGAAGCCATTCGTGAAGCTCCTTATCCATTGTAAGGAACTGACACCAAGTTTGCGTAAAGTGCGGATGCGGTACCGCCAGTCAAATGCAGTCGCACTTGCCCTGCGGGCACATCAAAAGCGTAAACTCCGTCTGCTGTGATATTGGTCGTGCTCACTGCAACCCATTTGCCGCTCACGCTTTGCATCTGAAGGCCGACAGTTGTCGGGTAAGTCGTGGCCTCAATGACTAATGCCGCCCTGCCGCCACTCCATGCGACTGCGGGTTGGTCGGCTACTGCCGCGACATTTGAAGCAAGGGATACGCCTTTCGTCGACATGACACTCCTATTTTAAACCGGTGGCCACTGACTGCGGATGATGTACTGCTGAAATTGATCGAGCGCGAAAAGCACCTCTTCTTTGGTGATCTTTCGAGTCGACCCGCCCTCGGTAACAACCGAGCTGGCGCAATCGACCGTGAGCTCAATACTTTTGGTCACTGTGGCAGCACCGGCCGCCTCGACTACGTCTTCGAGTGAAAAGCCGGGGGCGACGCTATAACGTCTTGTTGCCATTTGATCCCTCTCTTATTAGATGATGTAGCGAGCCTTGAGGCCCACATATCCCTGAGTCGCAACCGATGCGTGAACATAGGCGACGATGTCGAGATCAATACCGGGGTCAGTTGTCAAACCAGCCATTTGCCACAAAGGCTGTTCTTGAACGTTTTGTGCAATGTTTGCTGGCGTGATCAATTCGGTGACCGCTGTTGCGCTCGAGCACGCGAGTGCTGATCCGAACAGAGTCGTATTGATCACAAGGCTTGCATTTGAAGCGCTCAATCCAGATCCAACCGGAATGAAGGTCGGATACCAAACACCGATGTCGAGACTACATGCAGAGCCCAGGGCGCCCGCCTGCATGACAAGTCCAGTGACTCGTGCATTTGAGGGCACTTGGCAAAGTCTATAAGTAGACCCGACGCCGTCTGTGGCTCCAGCGGTTTGAATAAACCCAGTGCTCTCTTTGAGCTCGCCGCCACTTAGGTACGCATCCTGGAGTACCTTGGGCGTCGCATCTCGGTTTGTTAGAATCGTCGATTTTAAATTGAAGGTAGACATTTTTAACTCCTAGTTTAGCGCGCCCAAATGTTAACGACTTTTTTCTCTTCAAGACGAGTGGCTCCGAAAGTGCCAAACACATATGCTTGGTATGGAATGCCTTGCAGATCTTTGCGTTGCGAAATGTCGGTTTGAATGTCGTTCCACAAGCCCATGTACGCGCCAGACTTGACCCACATTGGAACAGAGGTCGATGTGCCTGCAGCATCATCAGTGCCTGTGCTCAAAAGCTCAGTGTGAATGAAGTTGATACCAAGGAATCGTGAAATCTTACCTTCAACCAAAACTGGACGATCATTAAACTCAGTTGAAATGACCTGCACTTCAGAGAGCAACGTGTCGAGGTTGGCGGCGTTGACAGCGCAGTAGATAGGATCTACATCCACGTCAACTTCGTTTGCGAGCAAGATTTTTTTTGCAGCTCGCAGCTTTGCAACCGTCAGGTTGGTAGCTGAAGCAGCCCCTTGAGCCACGCCAACCGTTTGGCCAGTGGTCAAGGATGTGGGAAGAACAGTTGAAGTGGCACCATTCACACCGGTGAAGTTGGTGTTTAATAGACCTGCCAAAATCTCTTGATCCATCGCGCGGCCCAAAGCTTGTACAGCGTTGGTCACGTATGAAGAGGTGGGATCAATGAGCATGCGCAATTTATCAAAGCTATCGATCAATTGCGGCAGATCGTAATCTTGAGGGAATACCCACCGACGATCGGTAGGCGCATCAACCCGTTGCATGGGGTTGTAGCGGCCCGTGACCTTGTTCGCTGCAATTGCACCGAACTGATCAACAGGTGATGCTTGGCTTCCTACATGAGAGCCAGTCATTACGGCCTCTCGCAGGCGAGAGCCCTTTTGTTGCAGTTTTAATTGGATGTTGGAGCTAAACTGCTCCACATAAAATGTTGGTATCTGAGAGCCCGCCATGGGGTGCCTCCAAAAAGTTAATTGTGAAAACTTTTGAAGGCTTATCTCTGAGAAACAGAGGGCCGGACTTTGACAGCAGCGGCACTAGTTAAAGTGTTCTCGCTGCGCTTAATTTGAAGTATGCAATACGTGATAATTAGAAATCTATGTTTAGATTAAATTATATGAGTATTACTCTGGGGACATCTGTTGATGGACTCGGTCCCAAGTCTTTCTGGCCTCGACATCGCCACTATACAGCTTGGTTACAAAACCATTGTCTTTCATTAGTTCGGCTTTGCGCTGCCTGGCCTGCTCTGGAGACAAGACTGAAGACGAAACCTGTTGGCCTGTCACAAATGAATGCTCGCCAGTTTTAACGCCCAGACCATGGAGCAGCTTCATCGCTTTATCCATTCCGAGCACTTGACCTAGCGATGCTACCTCTTCTTCTTTAAGCCCTAAATTTCTGGCCGAGGCATCAACGATCGCTCTGTTCTGATCATAAGCCATGCCCCATTCTTTTTTGAGAGCCAGATCAGCATTGGCCAATAGTGTTTTCTGATTCTCAACATTGGCGGCATCCGCAAGCTTTTGGCGCTCGGCTTGTTTGGCCACAATTTTAGCTGCCATTTCTTTTGGTACGCCAATCTCTAAAAAGTCCGTGGCCAAATTAGCGTCAAGCCCATAATCTTTAGCCTCTTTGGGTGTACCAAGCCTTTCCCATACGGCGCGCGCTTCGGGCTGATCCATGCTCTCTGGAAGTTTAATAATTCGCTCGGGCGGCACGCCCAAGAGCTTTTCAAGGCCCCGATAGCTATCGATCACATCTTGAGGGCCCTTATAGCCTTTGTTCTGGACAAAACCTTTGGTGTCGTCGCTAAAGCCTGCGGTCCAATCGGGCGCGGCCGGCGGAGTCACTGGGGGTGGAACTACGGGCGGTGTTACTTCTGCCATTTTGGAATCTCCTTAGATTTCTTCATGTGGTTTCATGTTCTTTGGACGCAATTTTAAGACCCACTTATTGCCCTGCCTGATTGAATCTGAGAACGAAACAATCTCTGGGCCTTCAAATCTTGGCTCCCATGGGCTTCCCATTTTTACCAAATGTCTTTTGAAATCATTAAATATGCGGGTCTTTGAAATTGGCGAGGAGTCCATCAATGTATCCACCTCGGGGGCAGCAATAAATTGCTCCAAATTGAGAGTTGCCAATTCATTCGCCTTGGCAATCAGAGCCTCTGACAGCTCTTCCATTTCTTTTGCCACTTTGTCTTTGGCCTTCACTAGCCGTTCCACTTCTTTCCAGCTCTTCATTTTTTCTCCCTGGTGTCTCGCACACGGTGCAAGTTTAAAATCTCCTCAGCACTGAGGCCTATATATTCTTGGATGCGAAGCCACACCTCACGCCGGCCTTCAAGGGCCGCATGGACTCGTGCGTCTGGGTGAAAGGTCGAATCATGGGCGCGACAGAACTTTGCCAGATCAGCCAACACTTTGTGTGTGAACTGATTGTCACGGTCAAAAACTCTGTTGTAAGCGAAGACCCGCCCATGAAGCTCTGTAGTGAGTGCATTCTCTGTGTCTTTGATCAATTAGCGTTTCCTGCCTGACACTTGTGGCATCTGGAATTGCGAAGGTGCTGGTCTACCCGCACCTGGCAATCCAGAGCTTGGTTGAATCTGAGGGCCAGCGCCTGGGCCTGGGGCTGCGGGCGCTGGTTGAGGTTGGCCGCCACCGCCCAAGCTGCCAGACTTGGCCATTCCAGCAATCGCAGGGGCCGCCTGAATGGTAGTTTGAATGGCTTGTTGGTGTGCGCGCATTTGCCTGATTTGTTGAATGTCTTTGTCAGAATTAATCCAAGTTGCTGGTGTGCCATTGATGTCTG